TGATTGTGGGTTAGGTTATTGCCTGAAACTAACGCTGCTACATGATAAACAATTATCTTGCGGCTGTTAGCGGGCGCAACATCTAAAGTAAGAGTGGTTCCCGATAAAGCAAAGTCTCCGGGGTTTTGGTAAACACCCTCAATAAATACAATTAAATTATCTTCACTTGCCGGTGCAACGCTTAGTGTAAACGCGGTTGTACTACCATTACCTGTAAAAGTATCAACAGTTAAGGTAGAAGAAACATCGGTCTTAACGTCCTCTAACAAAGCAGCAACGATCCTTAGCTCTGCTTTATCTCCAGAACTAAACGCGCGTGCGGTTGTATCGTCTTGCCCTCTAACTACGGTCAGCGTGTTACCACTTCTTGCTGTAACCTTTACGATTTCCTTGTTGGTAGTATCGTCAAAGGTTACATAAAAATGATCACTACCAGTTATGGTAGGAAAAACAGAACCATCTGTTACAGCTATACTTGTAGCGCTGTTGTTGATTCCTGCAGCAAGGGTTGTTGCTGCGTTGTTGGTGAACTTAACAGCCATGTAGCTAACTCCTTAAAATTAACTAACTGTTACAGTCCAAGTAATTGTCATTGAATCTGACGCGCCTTTATTTACAACTGAAAAAACAGTTCTACAAAGTAAGTCACCGGAAGAAGAGGCATTTAAAATACCAGCCTCAGTCACAGCACCTGTACCAGTACCAGCAGCAAAGGTAGCTACGTAAGTTACAATAGCACCCGATACGGCAGTACTTGTTAATGCAACGCGGCCTAGTTGGTTTCCTAAAGCGGAGTTGCCAGCTGCGGCTGCAGTAGAACCGCTACCAATCGCCATGTGTGACATAGCAGTTGCGGTAGCATCTTTCATTCTAGAGGCTACATATTCCTTTCCATCGGTAACTACTAAGTTATCAACTTCTTGGACAGTCTCTCCATTAAGAGCAATTTTTAACTTACCTGTAAGTTTTAAACCATCGTTTAGCATAATTTCTCCAAATTTAATTTAATACACTAGTGTTAAATGCGGAGGTGTTAAGTACACTATTTGATCCGGAGACCAAGACCACATTTATCGATTCTGTTATTGTAGCACTATCTGATAAAGATTTACCAAAAGTATGTGCTAAACTTTCTGAGATAGAAGCACTCTCTGCAAAGATATTTCCAGCCCCAGAAACCAATACATCAGCTAAACTTATAGTCTCACTAAAAGATGTTGAAAATGCATTAGCAATACTTTCTGTAATTGTAGGGGTATCTGCAAAACTAGTTGAAAATGTAAGCACAGGAGCACTATCTCCGACGCCCACAGTATTTCCTTTGTTTACACCAAAGTCTGTTTGCAAATCATCAGAAGCACTTGCGGTATCGTCAAGCGCATAACTATCTGAAAAAGCCCGTACAAAAGTAGATACACGACTAAACGCTTCGGACATAACCACGGATTCAGCAACTTGTACGCTAACTGCACCGCCCATACCACTGTGGTTTGTACAATAATAATGTAAAGATGCTGGTGTAGATCCAGTTACTTGTATTTCTACATAAGCACCGGAAGACCCAGGTGTACCACTTACAGCCACATTAGTTGTGTATGCAGAGCCTCCACCATGTGAACCGTTTGCTGTTTCCGAAAATCTAAATGGATGTCCACTAACACTAGAGTCCGATAAATCAAACTTATATGTTTTACCCACATCTAACGTTAGTGCTGGGCTATTAACCCCATCAATGTGGTATTTATTGCCTGACCCATAGGAGTTTGTTGCTGATGAAACTGTTACTGCATAAATAACTGTACCAGTTTCTGGTACTGCTTTTCCTACACCTAGTGCATTTGACTCGGATATAGTTGCTGTTTCAGAGTGCGGTACACTAAGACTAAGTGCCGGTGCGTCAGAAATGGATAAAGTTTCGTTTTTAGTAGGATCTATACTTAATATTTCTATATCGCTAAAAGATAAAGTATCACTTTTTGCGGGTTCAATACTTAATACAGAGCTTTCACTTAGTGCGCTACTATCATCAAACGCTGTACTAAAAGCAATTGCCGGTGCATCAGAAAGTGTTGGTGTATCACTAAATGCCCTAACAAAATCTACTACGCGGCTAAAAGATTCAGCAATACTAATAGTCTCAGATTTGTTGTTAGCAAGTGCTAAAGCTAATTCTTCTGCTATAGAAAGAGTTTCTGTTTTAGTTGTTTGAAAAGTAACCGTTAAAACTTCAGATAAACTAAAGATTTCCGCATTTGGGTGTCCAGGAAGGAAGTAAAGGTTTTTACTATCGGCATCTAAAAGTACATTTACAGCCGATAAATCTACGTACTGTAATGAAGTTTGTAGGCTTGTAAACGTAAGAAGAGATCTAAGATTTTGAAAAACTGAAACGGGTTGAATAGAATCCGTGTCAACAGTAACCTTTAAATCAACATAATCAACTGTAAACTTTATGGCCATTAATCAAAGTCATCGCGAACTTTAAACTTAATGAAATCTTGTACTGTTTGAATGCCCCCACTTCCGGCTTTAGTGTGTTCAATCTCTCCTTCAAAGGTTCCTGCAGTTGTCCAGGTTCCTGTAGGGAATGTTAATGCACAAGTGCCATTAGCAGCACTTGTTATGGTAGCAGTTATTGTAGAAAGAATCGTTGTTGACCCTACCTGACGGATGCGTAACTTTACAGTTGCGCCAGTCAAGTTAATGGGTGCCCAAGTAGTTTCGTCTTCTACGTCTAACGTAAACCCAGACGCAGCAGCATTGCTGTCTTTTAAAGTAAAGTTTAACTCTGGAAGAGTGTCCCCCACTACTAGTTTTAATGTATCTGAATATGCCATAAATTACCTCTTATTATACACGCATGTTTCGTTTTTAATCTAGCCCGCCTAATTGTCCATAAATAGGGAACATATCACTTAAATCTAAATCACCAGATGTAAAGTCCATAGCTCTTTCTACACTTGGGCCCATAGGTTCAACCCAGAAAGGATCCCCATATTTGCCACCTTGTATCAAAGGTAAACCCAATGCAAAAGCTCCTAAAACTCCACTTCGATCTAGTATTTCCATAGAATATTCACCCCAATCCATATCCAAAGACTTTCGGTAGTTTTTTTGTGTGGAATCAATTCCTGGTAAAGCCCAAGCTAAAGTACCTTTAAACCGCTCTCGTAGGTCAAAACCTAACATTGTTAGTGGTAACATTGTAGTTGCAGCTAAAAGTAATGGTACTGAACCCGCTGTTAAGCTTCCCGTTTCATTGTATCTGTTTTTAGATTCTCTTAAAAAACCACCTACTACGTTTTTACCATAGGCATAAAAGAAAGACTTTAACTGCCAGACTAAAGCAAACCTGGGGTCAGAAGCCCAAATAGGTCTTTCTGCAGAATTGGGTCTTACAACCGATTCATCAACAAACCTATATAAAGCTTGTTTTATTTTTTCTCCATTCTTACCTTTAAGTGCTTGACCACTTTCTTGCCAAGTTTTTACATCTTGGGGTGTTAAATCTAATTCTTTTAAAAATCTTATAGAACGTTTGTCTCCGCGCAAAGCTTTGTTACCGTGATCAACTAAAAACCTTCGCCCCATGCCAGCAGATAAAACCCTAGTAAATCTAGTAAACCATTCTGTTCCTGTGTACTTAAAGAATTTTTCAGAACCTGTTTTACTCCAATCTACCATATGGTCTAACTCTCCTGCGTTTACATACATGGTGTTAATAGCTTCAGAGGTTGTTACCCCTATCTCCATTGCAAAAGCAAGGGCTTCTTTTGGATCTTGAAAATAGTTTGCTAATTCTTTTCCCATATTTTTTAAACCTCGAAAGTCTTTGGATCTAATAATAGAACCAGCAAAATCAGGAAAAGACGCAAATACAGTAAAAGCTAGCATGCTAATAATATTTAAAAATAAGCCCACACTATTTAAGTTTTTAAATGTGTTGCTCATTTCAGGGTTTACTTTACCTAAAATAGCTTGAATAGCATCAACAGCTACTTGTTGTTCGTTCTCCGGCAACTGATCAACTAAAGATTCTAAATAAGCAGCCCCCCCACGTTTGTTCATTTCTACTTTTTTAACAATATTGTTTAAGTACTTACGAACAGCTATGTGGGGTTCTTCTAATGCACTAGAGCCATTTGAATCTTTTAAATTTCTAAGTTCTTTAGTAGGTATATTTTGAAAATACTTTGCTCTTTCTTTAGATAACCCAATAGAAAAACGTTCTACCTTGTTTGTAGATATATCTATATTCATATCTAAGTTTCTAGAAAGGTCTGTTACTATCGCTCTAGCAGACTTTTCTTTTAAACCCGGGTTGTTTTTTACAAGTAACTGAACAAGACCATCTTGTAATTCAGCGCTGTTAGCTAAATCGTCACTAAGAACCCTAGTGTAGAAGTTTTTTTGGAAGTTAGTGTTAGTTTGTTTTTTTAATTCTAAGTCTTTATATATTTTCTCAAACCACTCTCTAACTTCTCTCGCTTTAGGGCTTAATTGGTCATTAGATTTAGTATTATCTTCTGCCTCTAATAAAGCATCCATTCCTTCTTGTGGAATATTAGAAAGTGTTTGCGCACCTAATATACCGGTAAACTCGTTAAGAAGCTCATATATTTTTTGTTGTTTAGTTTGTAAAAAGCCGTTTGCCTGACTTGACTGTGATTGAGCGTAAAAGAATTCAGCAAGTAATATACCAGTACCTAATTTTTTACCTAAACTACGCAAAACATTATCTGCTGGTTTTACTATATGTAAAAGTTTTTTAACCCAATTTGGCATTTCTTCATCAGAAGATAATATTTTTTCTGCTGCTCTATTTAATTTTCTTACAGCTTTGGGGTCTGCAACTTTCTCTAAATTATTAGGTAGTACTTCATCTATTATATTGCGCACATATATTTTAGCTTCCATACCCATGCCATTTCGTATTGGGTCTTTTGCGCCTTCTCTATAAGATTTAACTACACCGGTTGCGTAATCAGTAAACTCAGGGTTACGTTGAAAACGCTTAAAGAATATAGGTCCAAGTTTTTTAAACGCGGCTCTTAATTTATTAGCAATTCGTTTAAAGAAGGCTTCTACACCATTAGTGGCTTGTTTAGTTTCGTTTAATAAAAAAGCGCCTACTTGGTCTGCATACCATTCTTCAAAACCAAAATGTGTATCTTGATATTGTTCACTTCCAACTTCTTTTTGAGCTTTTAAAAAAGCGTCGTAAAGAGAATTATAAAGTTTTGGGTTATTTAAAGAATTTCTTAGTTCTTGTCTAAAGACGGAATGTCCAAGTTCATGAGCCAACGCAATCATAGCGGTACCTTGTTCTGCTTCGGATGCTCCTTCTTTTAAATTTACAAGAATGATATCAACATCACCAAAAGATATAACTCTAGCTAAGACTCTAGGGTTTCGTTTTAAATAAGCCTGTTGATTTTTAACTCTTTCATTTGCAGCAGCAACTCCTGTATCAAGATTTTCATTAGCTTCAAATATCTGAAGAGTCCTAGTTTGATTTAGTTTAAAAGCTGAGTTAACAATATTAAGTAAATCAGTAATAAAAGTTGGATCGCCTAATCTATCAGAAAGAACAGAAGAAACTAAAGGTTTTGCGCCTGTCTTCTCTCTGTTTTTACCAATAGGCATTTGTAAGTAACTAAAGCGTTTGTCTCTGTTTTCAAATTCTATATCTATTCTTTCTGATGCTACGTCTGTACCTCCCGCCTCTTCAAAACCCGTTATTGGATCTACAGTTGAGGTTTGTTGTAGTGCATCATAGTCAGCAATAAAATCTGGATCAGTTGCTACATAGTCTCTTCCTAATCGAGTAGTGGCCTCATTTAGTTGTTCTCTTTGTTTTTTAGATTGTTCTATTAAATCTTCCCTAAGCTGTTGGCGTTCTTGTCTGGCTTCTTCATAAACACTTGAGTTGAGGCCAGTAGGTAAGCCTAGGGGACCAAGTGTATTTTGTATTTTTTCTAACGTTTCGTTTAAATCTTCTCGTAGTTGCTGCACATCTTGATTAAACTCCCCTCGTTGTTGAGATAACTCAAACATAGTGCGAGGTTCTGGGTTTCCTTTTTCAGTATAAACAGGGGCTTTCTCTTGTTGTGCTCTAGTTAGTTCTGCAATTGGAGTACCTTCATAAAAAAGTTTATAACCTTGGTCTAAAAGTTCAGTTACTGCTACATTAAATCCTATGTTTGCGCTTTCTAACCCACCTTGCGCAGTGGTTCCTAATAAGCCTTCTCTGTTTGCATAAGTCCTACCAAAGTTAGTAAGAGTTGCCATATCAATAGGTTGAGGAGCTGCTCCTTCTGTACTGGAAGAAATTGTCCAGCCACTAGCATCTTTACCACCCCTTCTAGTGTTGTAGTTTTCATTTTTCTTAGCGGCTCTAACCCAACGTTGAGTTTCTAATTCCATATTAAGAGACCCCATAGGAACTCTTATTTTTTTAATATTAAACCCACCTTCGGTTTCATCGATTCTAAAAAGAAACCCGGGGTTTTCTTCTATGTTTTTTATATAGGCTTTTAATAAAGCATCAGAGTACCTGCCATCAGCCACTCGTTCATCGAAATCTCGTATGTATTCAGCTGGTGTTAAAGCCTTAGCCTCTTTTATTTGTTCTTCATTTATACCCCTGCCTTCTGCCCAAGGTTTTTTACCCCTAGCTAAAATAGGATTAGCTTCAGAACCTTCGCCTTGCTCTACTACTGTGGGTTCAAATACACCAAACTCAGAACCAGGAATAGCTGCTTCACGTTCTAATTCTTCTGCGGCAATATCTTCTTCTGGCGCTACAGCCTGTAATTGCTCTTGTAACTGGCCATCAGGTGTATTAGTTGGTGTTTCAACTGAATTAGGTTGTAGTGCAAGATAGTCCTGTTTAAGGGTTTGTTGGTCTTCAGCACTTAAATTATTTACGCCACCCGCTCTTCTAGCTTTTTCTACAAGTGTTTCATATCTATCAAAAAGCTGTTGATATTGAGCATCTTCCACTTCTAAATTTCTAGTTAAAAGTTCAAAGTTAGGAGCTACAACAGTAGTAGCCAACGCATTTCTTTGTGCTAGATGTTCTTTTGCTCCTTGATGAGAAACTTTATATTTAGTATTGTCTTTGAAAAGGTTATTAGCTTGTGTATATACAGCATCTAAATCGTTTTGATTGGTAGATTGATACCAAACCACATTGTTATTTGCATCTCTAACTTCAACCACAAGATCATCTTCTGGTTTTCTATTATGTACATACCCTAATTGATTTGCTAAAAATGAATCTAAAGAACTTTCGTTAAGTTGCCCATTGTTTATAAGCCTTTTCATTAAAGCGGCTTTTCTATTATTAGTTGTTAAAAAAACCCCTTTTCCAGTGTCTATACCTATAACATTTTTTCCTTCCAGCCCTCTACTATCTATTTCTGATGCAACAGTAGCAGCTTGTTCTGTAGAATTAACATCAATCCACATAGAGTCTTTACCCGTTGTGGGGTCTAGCATTGCATCTAGTTGCGCTATAATCCAGGCTCCAGGTTCTACTGCAACTCCATCTGGAGTTCCTCCTATCTCATCTGCATCAAGTTCTTGTTCAGTTTGATTCTCATATTGCCGCTGTAAAAGTTCTCTAGCTTTATTAATAGTGTTTGAACTGCCATCTGCGATCCGCCCAACTGTACCACTAACTGCCCCACCAGCACTACCTATACCAAACCCGCCTACAAACCCAGCAAATGCGGATTGGAGTCTGTCCATTTTAGCTTGTGCTTGAGTATACTCATCATCTATAGAAAATTTTTGTTGAATAGATAGTTCTTCTTGTAAAGATTCTGTTCCACCCTCAACTAATCCCGTTTTTAATCCGCCTTTACCAAACACTTCATTAATAAAACTTCTATGCAAAGGCCCATTTTTTGCTTTAGCAATATTAAACATAGACCTAGCAACAATAGCTTCTCCACCTACACCAATTGCAGCAAAAGGAACACCAATGGCTAATGATTGAATTGCTTGATCTGCATCAGTCATTCCTTGTTCAGCAAAATTACCAAAGGCTATACCCGCACCTTGTGGGTATTCTTGTGCAATAGCCCCGGTTACCATTCCTCTTTTCATAGTCGAATACAAACCATTTAATAGGTTTTCTTCATCAGTAGAAATCCGATAGGGTAATCTTTTTTTACCTTCTCTTTGTGCCTGCGCATTTGCAAATTTCTTTTTAGCTACATCCCTAATAATTTTATTAGTTGCCGTTTTTGCAAGCAAAGAAGGTCCAGCTATTGCGGATCCCGCATAAGTGGCTATACCTGCAGTAGTTCCAGCAGCCCCAAACACTGCGGCAACGCCCGCTCCTGTTAAAGCAGCTGTAATAGAAGCAGCAGCAGAAGGAACAAACTGCCCTGTTGCACTAAATGCTTGGTTTACAAAACCGCCAAAAGTAGGAGCATCTAAAAACTCTTCGAAGTTTTCTACTGGCGCAAGTATATCCCCGGCTGCTTGTTGTGACGCAGTTGCATCATAAACAGCATCTTCTACACCAGACTCATTACCAACTAAACTGTTAGCAATACCCCTAAAATAATTAATGTTAGCGGTTAAGTTGTGTCCGCCAGCTCGCATACCCCTATTAAAAATACTAATTGGGTCTTCATCTGCAAATCTTTCCGGGCCCTTTCCAGCTGCAGCAGCATCTTGCTCTCTATAAAATGATGCTTGGGTTCCTCCCCCTCTAGACTCTTGCTCAGCAGCAAAATGATTTAAAAAGTTTGGAGAAGGTTCGTATTTAGGTTTTGATTGTGTAAATAATTTAACTGCAGAATCAGGGTCATCTGTAGTACCCGCAACTTTAGCTGTAGGAGAACCTGAACCGGGTTTTAAAATTCTAGACTGTTGAAGCAAATTTGAAGAATAATCTTTATAAGCATCTGGAGTTTCAAACTGAATCATTGCTGCAAGCAGACTTTCCCTAACTCCAGGGTCTTGTAAATCTATTTGTGCATCTCTAGACAATCCAGTTTTTTGAGCAACAAAGTTTATATAATTATCTGTTGGGTTATTATCGCTGGGAGGTGCAAAACGATTAATTGCGCTTTCAATGGTTTTTATACCATGACGCTGTCCATAATTTTTTAGTACTATATCAGCGGCTCTTAAACCATATTCAGGGGTTTCAAACTGCGCATAATTTTCACCATCATCACCAGTTTGACCAAGCCAGTTGTTGTTAGGGTTATACCTAACATTTAACCAGTTATTGTTAACATATCCTTTTTGCTGGGACATGTTAGCTTCCTGTTACTTCTTTAGTTGCTACAAGATCTGGTACTTGACCCAGTGTGTAATTAAAAGCCGCCGGTCCAAGAATATCAATAAACGTTTTAGGTAGCACACTAAACTCTGTTTCTGCTGAAGGCTCACTTGAATTTACAAAAACTAATTCAACAACACCGCTACTGTTTGTTCTTTTTCTTACACGGCTTAAAGCTTCACCTGCTGGAATTTGAGTGTCTCCTGCAGGAATATCTCCAAACCAGTCCATAAAGCCAACTGAACCCTGTGAACCCAAAGATAAAAGAACTTCTCCTATCGTATGGTTCATTGCAGGGTTAGCGCCACTTTCAGGTAAGAAAGCTTTTTGGGTTTCTACATCTGCAAAGAAATTTCTAAAAGCTTTAGTAGCAGCCATAGCTTCCTTACTACCGTCAGTTAAATCAACAAATTCATCGTCTACTACCAATAAATTGGTTGCTTCTTGAGCTGTTTCTCCTAACGCACCCATGGTTGATTGTGCCCATTTGCTTTGCGCTAAAGCTGCAGATTGTTGCCTAGAGGCTGTTAAACTTCTAGTATTTGCAGCCATGTTACTATCAACACCTGGATCACCTTGTAAGAACGTATTTGCTAAAGTTCCAAACATGCTTTGTTGTCTACCAATCGCAGCTTGATCTCCAGTAGCACCAGCATTCACAGTAAAGGCAATCAAAGCAGCTGCTTTTAAAGCATCTTTACGTTTTAGTGCTCCTTCTCTAACGGCTTTAGCCATATCATCTGCTGAATTAATATTTTTTTCCTGTAGAAGAGTTTGAATTTTGTTGTAATCTTCTTGTGGAAGATTTTTTAAAGTATCTTGGTTATTTGTAAACCAAGACCTTGCATCATCCATATTGTTAGTATCAGGAAGATCTGGCAANTTAGCTATAGCTAATTCAGATTCTGTTGGCCCNACTCCAAGTTNTTGTTGCAAAGCATCTAACTCTTTTTGTACTTCTTCTTTTCTGCCAGGGGAAAGTTTATCATTATTTAACTGTCGTTTTTTTGCATCGATTGCATTTTTAACTTGTTCTTTTTTTCTTTTGTTTGTTGTTTCAGTTTTTTCTAACTCAGGAATAACTTTATCCAATTGTTTTTTATGAAAAGGTAAGATATATTTTTCTTGCCTTGTCTTTAGCCTTGTTAATTCTTTTTCTTCTAAAGGAGAAAGGTTATCTTTTGCTTCTAAATCAGAAATTTTTTGATAATTAGCCTCTAAACTAGCTTGATTAGAAGTGAAGTTTTTAATAAAAGCAGCTCTTTTGCCCTGTGGCATAGCTTTCGCTAACGTAGCTATTTCGTTTTTACTTAACAATATACTAGGGTCGGCTTGTTGTTTTACCGCCATTTCTGCTGCTTTTGTTATTTCAGGATCGCCGTAGTCTCCTTTTGTGTAGTCTTTTTTTTCAGGTTCCGCAGGAAAAAAAGACTGATTGCCTTCTCCTTCTTTGCTTACAGCCTCTCTTGCTGCAGCTGCTCCTGTTATATCTTCGGCTTCTAGTCCGTCATCCATGTTAGCAATTGCTTCTTTTTCTTCAGGGGGTCTATTTTTATTTATTATTTGAATAATTTCTCCCATACCATTTGAAGTTTGTTCTGGATCATCCACATTTTCATCACCTAACAATTTTCCAGCTGCACCATATGCTTGATCAAATTGGGTATCTAATTGGTTACCTATAGTTTTTCCTACTGCTCTTCCAGTAAGGCCGCCCCTTTGCAATAAATTTTCAGATTGAGCTTCATAAAAAGCGACTAACTCCTCTTTAGTTAAAGTCACCGGCGCGTCATCTGGATCGCCACTTCGTCTCCCTGTTACGGGTTTTATTTTTCCCCTATGGTCTCTAATGTTAAATGTATAAGTACCATCTTTATTTTTAGTAGGGGCTAACAAAGTTCCGCGTTGTTTAGTTCCAAATTGATCTTTAAATTGATTTGCAACAGAAGCGGTGTTTAAAAAATTAACATACTGACTGGCTATATTTGGGTCATGCATAGCAGATAAACCGCTTGTTTTATTTAAACGCCCTGAAGGGTCAAATATTTTTTCGTTGTTATGTAGTTCACTTATGGTGTCAGAAATTTTATTTTTGTTAACATCCATACGGGCTTGATCAGCTTTTGCTCTATTGTAATTAGATGTGTTTCTTGCACCAATTTGATTTGTGTAAGCTGCTAAAAAATCACCAAATTTACTTGCCATAATCTATACCTAAATTGTAAACGCTAGAATAGCTGCACTTGCTAATGAACTACCCATCCCAACCATGTTAGAAGTATGTTGTGCTTTTGCATTTTTATATGCTGCGGCTTTTGATGCAGCGTTTGCAGAAGCAGTGCCTAACCCCTCGATTGAAGACCTATTTACGCCCTGTCCTATATTAATTAAGTCTGCTAGCGTGCGTTGGTTAATATCTTTTTGTGCAATACGCGCAGTGTTTAAACCACCAGCTAAGCCAAGTTGACCCTGTCTTTGATTAGCAACTTGTTGTTGTTGTCTTTGAGCAACACTTAATCCAGCCCCGCCGTAACGAGAGATGTTTCTTTCTTGTACACCCCTTGCAATTTCTGTTTGTTTAGCTGCGTCTTCCGGTGCTCTATCTACTAAAGAAGTATCATTTCTAGCTTCAATTAATTCTTTTTCAAACCCACTAAAATCTTGAAGATAACTTTCGTAATCTTGTCTTGTTATATTAGCAAAAGTTTTTTCTGGGTCATCTACACTTGGCAAAGTAGAAGTTGAAAAACTTCTAGTTTGGGCCATATTACTTTGATAGTCTTGTAAAGCCATTAATAACCACTCCCGCCACCGCTTGAAACCTCTGGTCCCTTTCCTGTAGTATCAATTGACCCATCATTGGGTTTAAATAGTCTACTAAAAAACCCAGGTTTATTTAAATCAGAAGCTCCACTATAACTACTTAAGTTATCTTGGCCTTGTGCTATTAATGCACTTCCAATTTGTTCAGCAGCATTAAATTTAGCTTGTCTAACCATTTGTTTAGATTTTGCAGCTTGTAAATCTTTTGTGTTCTGTATTCTTGATGCTTGTGCTAATCCAGACATAGCTTCGCCGGCTTGCCCACGTGCGGTTCCCAAAACCCCAGTTTGTTGTTTTCTAGAAGCTGCTAACCCTTGCGCACTTGCAGCGGCCATTTGTCCAACTGCGGCTGATGCTAAATCAGCGGCTTGGTCTACAGACTTAGTGCCAGCTAAAGACGGGCCTTGGCCTGTTAAAGACTGCATAGTATCAGCACCTGCAACTCCACGAGCTACTCCGCCTAAATCTTCTTGCATAGACTGATCACGCATCTCCCTAAGCAAGGGTGCGTAATTTTCATTAAAGTAATTTTTTTCTGCTTGCGCTACAGAAGCTTGTGTTTTTTCTGCTTCGCTTGCTTTGTACTCTGATGCTTTTGGTTTACTACTCATACTTCTTTTTTATAAACATAACTTGTTAACTTAAATCCATTAGCAGTTGCAGTCTTTGCCCATCCTGGGCGACTTGTGTGAAACTCAATAACCTTCACATTTTTTTCTAAAGCTAGTTTGTCTAAAAAACTAAAACCAGCTTTAACATAATTATACTCTGGTTTTTGGTAAGTTGCCCATACAAAAAGCGTAGGTTCTCCACTAGGATCAGCTATAAAAGAACATACTACAAATCCAATATACTCATCTTCTTTGTAAAACATATACAAAGTTGCGCTGCTATTGCGCAACGCTAAATATACATCTGCTGGTATCCAGTCTGAGTAGCTTTTATTTCTTATAACCTGTAAATCAGGTTCTATTGTTGTATATGCATACCCAATTTCATCTACTGGTATTTCTTCAATAGAGATGCCATTAATAGTCAATCTCTGAACCATATCTCTTATATCGTTTACGAGGAGACATTCCTGCTCCTTTATATTTTACAACTCTACGTACTCCTAAATCTCCGCCCCTAGCTTTTAACTCAGCTTGTATAATTTCTTGATTAAATAAACTTAAATAATCTGCTGCCGCTTGTGGGTCAGTCCAATCTTTTGCCGGTATTCTAAGCAATCTATATAAAGTTCCATAGACAATCCCATCTCGATAACTGTTAGAAAAAGTTGTATCAATATTACTAGTTGTTCTGCTTGGTTTTAAAGCAACAGCTAGCAAAAGGCCATTATTAATAGCACTTCCAGGAATTGGAACTACCCAGAAGGTGTTAGGTGTTTTTTGTAGATACACTTGTGGGAGAGCTGTTTTATCTCTCCAATCGGGATAATTTAATTCTAAACTTCTTGGGCTAATAGGATCTAAGTCGTCGCCATCATAGGTCATCCACAATATCTGATGCACATCTGTGCCGGAAGGTTGATCAAATTCATATTCGAACACGCCTGTAATAGTTGTAATAGGATCTAAATCATATACATAAGCTTTTGACCTTTCTGCAAACTCTATACAAGCGGACCGTAAAGTAGACTCAATTAAAGAGTCCGGACAATTAGGAACATAAGGAAGTATGTCTTTTACTAAAGAATTAAAAGAGGCCATTTTATACTCCTACTCCTTGAACAGGTAGTGGTGCAGTGTTTTGTCCATTCCTGTCAAAATTTGGGTTTACTAAATTTTTAGAGTTTATGCCAGTAGATACACTATTTAAAAACAATTGATAATGTTGGCTGGCTCTTTGTGCATTTCCAGCGAATTCAGCATCTTTTAAATAACATCTGTATAGAACATAGTCTATAAGAGCATTACCATAAATGTCATCCATTCCGATAGTACTACTAGTAGAACTTAAGTCTGTAGGAACATCAGAATAAACAATTTCTATGTAAGCATTAACCCCAGATTTAACTCCTGGGTATACATAAAACTTTTTAGGGTCATCCGGATCAAAAATATAATGTTTTATTACAGTGCCATGCGCAGCATCTCCTGTAACAGTTGGGTTATGCCAGTCAGGTTCTATTGAATTTAAAATATCTGAATCTACTAATCTAATAGCCCTGCCACCAGTTGCGCCATCTTGATTGCTAGACATATTGCGAACTACTTTAATTAACGTTAAACCAGGAACAGTTTGTTCTGTACCAGTAGCAAGTGAATTGTTCACATGTTTTGCTGTTGCTTCTGGTTTAAAATTAACTACTTCTCTTTGTGCATCATTAATATAACGAAGCAACTCAGCTGAAGTCCAACGAACGCCTGTAGTATCTTGCAGGCTGTCCTGAATTCTAGATATTAAATTTGCGCCCGTTAGTGTGCTCATTATTTTTTAGTCGTTTTCTTTACCACTTTTTTCTTTGGGGTTGGCTTCACTGGTTCTTCAACCGGAGTGGGTTCAACTATTACACCCTCAGAAATTTCAAGCTCTTCATTAATTGGAGAGCCAATTTTTTTGTTCTTAATATCATTAGGTTTATGTTCTGTGCAACCTTCTTGCAAGCAGAGGTAACCTAAATCGTCTCCAACTTCTTTCGGTACGCCAGCTTCCAGTCTGATTGATGCGCCCCAGGTTGTTGAAATGTACCTATCTATATCTGATATTACTATCATAATTTACTCCTTTAAAAAGGGGTGGCCCAACATGAGCCACCCACAAAAGCATACTTAGTATGCAACATCCAATCTAATGACACCAAAGTCTTCAACGCCACTGTTGTAGTCGCTGTTGAACTTAGGCTTCTTAAGACCAAAGATTTTACCAATGGAGATACCATTTTGGTTACCGTAGTCGAAAGTATCTTCAACTATTTGTGGTAAACCAATATCTGCCATAGCAAGAGCTTGAGCTCCACAGAATAAACAAGCAGAGCCATTGATGTTAGCATCAGCACCCCATTTGTATCCATTAGAACCGGCGTTAGCAGAAGCTCCAGAAGTTGCATTCTCTGTATTGAATACATGTCTGAACTCATGAACCATAACACCATCAACCATTAGACTTGAAGAACCTGAGAACAAGCTTGAGCTTGGTCCTCTGACTCCAGCATTTCTGACGTTAGCCAAGAAATCTGAATCAAGTTTAAGGTCAGCCATTACTTGAGGTGATACAAATAAATGGTATACCTCATCTCCACCTGCGCCTCTTACTCCACGAATGTAGTTGTCTTTAGCAAAAGCTTTAAGAGCAACAATACACTCGTAAGTGATAGTGTCAGCAGCTGCAACTGCAGTTACGTCACCAGCAACAAGTTTACTAGTAGCATCCCATCTTCTATGTCTGTTAGAAGTCGGGGCTGTTACGTCTCCACCAAAAACCATGTCGCCAAGATTTTGTCCTGAATTCAGAACTGGTCTTAAAGCACCACTGTTTTTGAGGGTGTAAGAAATACCAGAAAGCGTTAAGAACGCTAATTGGTCAATACGATCTGCCATTGCGTAAGCAAGTGCGTCACGTGAGTTCTCACGGAAATTAACAACTGATTTTTGATCAGCAAGACGACCTGAAAGTCTGTTTGCAAATCTTAATTGATCGAGTTGTACAACAATGTCGTAGGCTCTTAAAGTCTCTTCATTACCTTCTAAAGTGTTGTCTCCAATGATACCGTCACCAGACATATCGGCAAGAAGAGTTAAAACCGCTCTTGCTCCTTTTTCTGATTGAGTAAGTTCAGATATTCTCTGAACCATTGCATTAGATCCGCTACCTGCGAATTGGTTAATGAAAGACATATTCCTAGCGACACGCCAAAAATCACGAGACCAGATCGTTAATTGTTCGCTGGTCAACGCGCTAAAGTTTGTGTTAGCCATTGGGCTATCCTCCAAATAAAATTAAAATAACCAGCCGACTTATTGGAGCGGCTCATTGCCCGTATACCCTTTTTCGTTGGGAAACGTTCTCATAATTTTACGAACATGACGTCGACCAGTTTTACGCCATGATAGGCGAATACGTTTTTTTACCGTAACGACTCGTGCTAGATATCGGACTAGCGACCGAATACTTATATCTTATACTAAGCCTTAACCAAAGTCACCACGCATTCTGCGAAGTGTTTCAGCAGGAAGAGCATCAAACTCTTCACTTGATAATAAAGATAAATCAACTTTTTTCTCGCCTTTTGAATTTGCTCCCTCTCCTTTCATAGCAGGGGGTTGTGATTCTGCGGCTTGTAATTTTTTACTTACAGTAGAAGCTTGTTTTTTTTGTTGTAAAACAGGATCTGATTTTGTTTCAGGTGCTGCTTTTAACAATTCAGGCTTTTTAACTGCTAAAGTGTATTCTGTTGCTTTTGCTAACGCATCGGCAGCAGTATAACCCTGTACAGTAAACGCATCCCGAAGATCTATAACCTCAGCTTGTAAATCAGCATCAAAATCAGCACTATTTTCATTTAAAATAGGAAAAGTAGCTTCAATTTCGGCTGCTTTAGCTTGCAATTCAGTCATTTCTTGACTTTGTTGCACTGTTTGGCCCATTTTTGCTTGTACTTCGAACATAAACTGTTCTTTTTCAGCATTTCTTATCTCACTTCGTAGCGCAACAGCTTTTTCTGTCTCACCATTAAGCACTAAATCTTGATATTCAACCTCTTTTTCATCAAAACTGTACTCAGGAGCGTTTTCTAAAGCTTGTTTTTCTGCTTCTGTAGCTTCGTTTAGCTTTTTTTGCATTGCTTTGTTTTTAGCCAACACTTCATCGAGTCTAGACTTAGGCACCATAGGTGCTTTTGGTTCTTCTACTTTGTTTTGTTGAGCAAGGCCTTGCTCGCTTCCTTCAACTGGCTGAATATCTGGTTGTGCAACTTGCTCGCTGTCTTCAACCACTCCTTCTTCGCTATCAGTTTCTGGTTCTGCTTCTGCTTCTGCTTCTGTTTCTGGTTCTGGTTCTTCTTCAACAACCTCCTCTTCTGGAGCGGCGTCAACTTCTTGTTCGACTTCTTCATTTTCTTCCTCCGGAACGTCATCAAAATTAAGATCTACTTCAAATGCTTTTGCTTCTTCTTCTGAAACAGGGTCTGCACCCGGCATTACATCCATTACCAGTTCTTCGACTTGCGTTTCCGCAGTTGCTTTTTTACTTTTAGCCATTGTTATTACCTCCTGTAGGTTTCATGGCGGCAGTTGCCAGTTTGGCGGCTGCCTGGGTTTCAGTTTGTCCTCTACGGACTTCATTTGTCATTCCTGACAATCTTTCTCTCAATTCAAGCTCTTCTTGCTTCATTTGAATTTTACTTTGTAGCTCAGCCACTTTAAGTTGTGGATCTGCAGCTTCGCCTTGAGCCTTAGCCATATTAAGTTGGGCAGTAGATTCAAGAGTTTTAACTTCTGCTTCAAGTTTGGCAATTTCAAGTTGTGTTTGTCTAATTCTAGATTCCATTTCAAACTGAGCCAACTGCGCTTGTTCTGGAGTTGGTGGTTCAGTACCTTGCATCTGTCTAATACGTTGTGCAATATCTCCTTTACGTGCAAGATGTGAGTAATCAACAATTAAATCATCTGGTATTGGTACGCCCGCTTGACGTAATTGAATTGCTTCAGCAAATTGAACTTCGTCAAAGTTATCTCTAGATGGAGCAGTTGCAATAACAACATCATACTCTCCCAAAGTTAAATCATTTATGATTTGNCCTTCAGGAGTGACTTGATTTACTGCCATCGGTTCTCTTGGTTTNAATGGATTTGACTCATCGGTAATTTGGATAACTCGCTCTTCGGTATAATACCGTTGTACAAGGTTCAATACTTTTTCTGCCAAGTATTGTCTTGTCTTTTTCAAATTATCCAAAGGAACTTGAATCATTAAAACGCCACGATTTTGTTTTGCTTGAATTGCAACGCCCGATACTTCGGCCCCATCTGTTCCTAACATAGCGTCACTTATGCCACTAATTTGTTTTATATTGGAAGCAGCTTTTTGTGCAATTCTATCTAGACCAGTTGGTATTTGGTTGGGTGGTATTTTACCTGGAGGAGTACTTCCTCGATTAAACTCAAGTACTAGTCCAGTTTCTGCGCCGTGTTCTTCTAGATCATCCGCGTTCATTCCGGTTAAAGAACCAGATTCTACAATCCAACCACTGTTAGCAGTTGTATTTACTATGTGTAACTCTTGAGATGAAATTTTGTTTAGTTGTTCTTGAGGTGATATTAAGTTTCGCACCATGCCAAAAGGTTTACCTCTTCTCCAATACGGAAAATAAGGAACTAAAGTAAAATGTTCATAAGGAGACCAGTCGTCGTGTAGTACTACTGTGTCTGCTGTTACCGTCCAGCGAACCGCTCGCATTTTTTTCTCTACTATATAGAGACCATAATCGTCAGCAAATTTTTCTCTTTTCTTTTTAGTCCAGTCATATGGTACGGGTCTTTGGTCCCCAGATACCGGATCAACATAAAGTATGCAATCTTTTAATTTATAGTGTTGTCTTTCAACAACTCGTATAGATCTTAAAGCTCTCGCATCCTCTGGGTTATTTGGATAGTCGCTACCATGATAATTTTCTTGATCAGTGTCTCCATAAGTTTCTTCTTCATACTCCATGGAATCTGCACCAAGAGTTGTACCAACCTCAGCAATCATTCTTAACTTATCTGCTTTGTCTTGCCCGTATGTTTCTTCTATCTCTTCAAGACTCATCCACTTACTTTCAAATATTTCATTCCAAGTTCTTGGATCATATTCTTTAGCATCAGGGTCAATAATAATATCTAAAGGATCTTTAGTTTCTATTCTTACTTCGCCATTTATGTGATCAGAAAAATCTACTCGTACATCAAACCAACCACGGTCTTGAATTAACCCATCAGAAAAAGCTTGGCTTTCTAACCATTCTAGTTTGTTGTTATCTGAAATTTGCATGTATAACCGTGTTAATACATCGGCTATTTCTTGATTGCCAGTTCCTCTAGGTTTAAATTGTACATCTGCTCTTCGCGTACTTTGTTCACCAAGAACTGTGTTAACTGTAGGTAAGATTGTGTTGATTGTTAATGCTGGTCGACCCTGGTCGTCGAGCGCTGATATATCAGCTTCGTCCCATTGTTCGCCGCGATAAAACGCGTCGCATTTTTGTGCCATGTCGACGTAGTCTAAATGCCCATGATCTCTGGCTCGGGTATAGGCTTCCCATTGCCGTTTAGCAAGAGTCTGTTCTTCCCCTGCGCTAAGATTCTTTTTCTTTTTTTTATAATCTGCCATTAAGCGCTCATTGATGATTTACGTTTTTCGCCTTTTACTAAATGTTTTAATCCATCTCTCCATGACGGAATATGCTCGGGTCTTTCATAAAACGTAGCAAACTCTGTCATCATTAAACCAATCCACGCCAAGGCATCTACCTGGTCGTCATGTGTACCATTTGGGAAACGTAAAAGTTCTGCAACCATAGGTCCAGTCCAAACGGCGTCTTGTGGAAAGTATACCATACCTTGTTGCATTCTACCCTGGATCGCTCGAGCACGTAACTCCTTATCTCGCCTACCAACTTTTAAGTCTTTAAAGTACGCTTCGTTAAGGCCCCGTTCGCGTGTTCTTTTTTCTAGAAACGGACCCAAGGCCATCTCAATATGACCCCTTTCTATTCCCACTATACCTGGGCGCCATAATTCGTACAAGTCTAAAATTTGCTCTACTAACTCAAAGCCGTCGTATCTACCGCGAACGACATCAACAATAAATAAATTATCATATTCATCGACACCGACAACAATACCAACTGAGTAATCGTTCCTGTCACGCTGTCCGATCGCAAGATCCCACGCGCAGTAATATTTAAGTTTTGAAGTATCGATTTCATCGAAGTCGTAATAAGCGATCATGTCGCGGTTAAAATAGTCGCCTTCGTCAGATACAGGATTCTGTTGGTATAGAGCAGACCAATCGCGCGGGCCGATGGCTTTCCTTATCTGCTCGAGAGCGTCCACATTATATCTCTCTGGGTGTAAACTTTCACCTGTTTTCCTAAAACTTTCGTCTTCTTCTGCAATTGCTGGGTAGCGAATCACTTCCCATTCATCTGCGCCCTCTTCTGCTTGGGTTAACAAGCGCCCGGCCAAGTCGTCGTCGTGCCAACGCGTAAGAATAACTAGTATGCCTCCACCTGGGGATAACCTTGTATAAGCTGTGGATGTATACCAATCCCAGGTCGCATCTCGGTTGTTATCGGATTCTGCATCTTCTCTGTTTTTTACCGGATCATCAATAACCATAACGTGCGCACCCTTACCAGTAATACCACCACCAACACCCGCTGCAACATACCCGCCGCCTTCTGTTGTTTGCCATGATTCTACTGACTGAGAATCTTTATCTAGTCTAGATTTTTCGAAGACATTTTTGTATACTGGTTCTCTTAGCAGTTGACGTACTTTTCTTGAGAAACTCATAGCTAACGACCCAGAATAAGAACAACTTATAAACTCGTGTTCAGGATGCCGGCCCAAGTGCCAAGCTGGAAATGCAATACTAGCAAGAGTAGATTTACCATGTCGAGGTGGCATGAAGAGCATCAATCTTGGTGACTCTTTATTTGCTACCTGTTCGCTGAACTTTTCTAGCCGTTGGCAAATATCTTTGTGTACCCAACCTGCTTGGTAGTCAGTATTAAATCGTTCAACAAATGGGAGTAACCTTTTACGTGCTAAAACTCTTTTCGCTAGCTCTTGTTCTGCTTTTACTTGCGCAGACAGTTCTGCTTTTTGTGACTTCTGATCAATCAGTTTTTGGGGCTCGGGTATTGCTTCAGCTTCGTCAGCTCGACAATATACACAGATCTCGTCTATAAGAACTAAGTTCTCCGGGTAGAGCCCTCGGCATTTTCTACACTCAGTCTTTGTTACTTCCATCTGGCTCCAAATAGTTTGTATCATTACCAGCAAGTTTTAAAAGCTGAGCATCGGTTAACTTCTCTAATTGTTCTACTTTCTCTACATTTATATTAATCAGCGTGGCTTGTTCAGGAATGTGTAGACCGTGGAGCTTGCATAACGAATCGACGACGTTCTTTTCTTCGGTCGAGTTGGCTGCTTTTGAATGAGCTTCCAGGTACATGCCAGTTGCTGTGTTCTTGTCGAACTTTATCTCTTCGCGCATTTCATTACGGAAGTAGGTCAGAGCGGTTTGCATTTTAGGAGTCTTAAATATCTGATAGACGCGGTCCATATCCTTGTACCCCGCAGCACGGCCCGCGGCCGCTTTGCTCATTCCTCTTAAATGGAACAATACTAATCGCTCTTCTTGAACGGAGAGTTCGTTTAATTGTAATCCGGCATAAGGAAGGTGAGATTGTAACTCGTTTCTATCGGCTTCACTCATGTCAGTTGGTCTTTCTTCATCTAGTAATCGCATGCTCGGGGATTATATTAAAAATTTTCCTTGTGTGTAACTATATTTTTACACCACCAATACAGCTCATCTTCTGACATTGTATGCTTAATTAAGTTAACACGCCAACATACGAGTTGAATGTTAGTAANTATGTACTCTATGTTTGGATCTATTCTGTCAATCGACACGTTCGTGTTCCGTTTATCGCCCCCCTTGTGCCACGTCATGAAGGCCCCGGACAACGCGCAACGGCCGTCTTGTTTGTCCCACAATTCATTAAGTTGTTCTGGTGTTATCTCAAATAACATGCCTTCTTCTTTTCCTCTCGAGTACTTTAAATGGTTATATAAATTTTTTAAATATTTATACGGACTAGAAGATTTATTTATATTGCTCTGAGCTAAAATGCATTGGCGACATGTTGTTCGTGCATTTTCAAAGTGAGCTTTTGGTAAGGTCTTCTTACACCGCTCACACATTCTATCCGCCATAATTTTTTTGTAAAAATTTTTTAGTAAAAAAACTATACCATATCACACTCTCATTCTCCCCCCTCCGCGCTGGTCAGCGCACCGTCACCCCGATTCTGTTTATGGAACCTTGTTTCTAATTTACTGGCCAGGAACCTTGTTTCAGTTTTACCTGACCACGCTCCAGGCAGAAGAGCTTCGCTCCGCCGAGGCGTCGCTACGCCAGCGCACTCAGCGCCGACGTGTCGTCGCTTCGTACTCCACTCGCTGGCGCTCGTGGTTTAATAAACCAGTAACCAGTAACCAGTAGACATGAACGAACGCAAGCGTTAGTTCATGTAAGTCTTAGGTTAGTGTAATCAATAAAGGTTACACATTATAGGATATAGATATGAATATAGAATTACTAATAAACAAAGCTAATAAAGAAATGGAAAGGCTATCTAAGATTGCTTCATCAGATAACCCAGACCCCAGTCCATCTGACATTAGCATGGCTAACGAAGAGTATGACTTACTAGAACATCTTCTAGAAACACATGACTATAAGTCATTAGAAGAATATCTAGAGCTAGACGCGGACGAGTCACAGTCTATCCCAAGACAGATGGAGTTAGATCTACAAGATTGCACTCACCTGCCTGTCTGGAATGTATAGACGGACTACTATCATCACATGTGTGGACAACATTCAACGGTTGTTCACACTGTGAGAAATATGTTCCACATGTTCCACGGTCTAATCACCTTATGGAACATTTACGTGGAACACATATTTCGTTATAACAACGCACGTTTACAGCTGGTATTGGCACGAATGTTCCAATGTTCCAGCAAAAACAGAACTTGCGTAAGACTGACCGTCGACCGTTGTTCGTTGTTATTGATATTTTATTAACCAAAAAGTACTGGAACACATGGAACATTTCCCATTTGCCCAGTAACCACGCACCTTTCCAGTGTTCCACGAGGCCTATTTTACGTGGAACATTGTGGAACACGTGGAACATTTAACAACGGCTAACTAAATCGAAGCGATTCACGTTAGTCGTTGTAAGTCTTTAATAGTTGTATTCAATTCCGAATGCAACACATTGCTCATTGAGCAGGATATATCATGGATAACTTTAAGTTATTTCTTCTTGGTTCAGTATTCACTGGCTCTATTATTCACACACGCAATTATATACAAACTATATTTGCAGGCGAGTGGATATCACCAGCCTATGCACTTAGCGCATGCGTAACATCAGCTCTAATGCTTGGCTCAATCATCATGTTCTTACTTATAGCAAAGAGAGAACGTGAAGAAACATGGAGGGACTAATGACTAGAAGAGAATTCTTAAGAATCTTATTAGGTCTATCAACCGACGCCTAACGGCGTTGGTTGTAGGTTCTATGCGAGTATTAATAACTAAAATATACCAAGGAGGTATACATCATGGCTAAATCATTTATAGCTAAAGTGGCCAGAGGCACTTTCAAAAACTCTGACGGCGAAGAGAAAACTAACTTTGTAGAGATTGGAAGAGCAGTAGCTCATGCCAACGGCACAGGGTTGGATTTCTATCCTAACTTTGCACCTATGGCGGTGAATGGTTCATTTGAAAAGATTAGTCTTTTCCCAATCGAGCCTAAACCACAGCCAATGGGTGGAGATTCGGCTTCAGCATAACGAACCTCGCCAGTGGTTTATTACTCAAACTGGCATTTAATTTCAACCGATGATAACAGCGAAAGCGGGAGGACATTAATATGTTCGATTCATCAATAAGACTTCTTGGAAATATATCCGAGAAAACAGTAAATCTAGTTAAACCAATAACTAGATCAGTAAAAGGTATGCCTAATGCATTTGCAATTGGTTATACCCAAAGCAAAATCAACAGACACGCGAGAAAAGCTTTTAAAGCTACGCAATCTTCTGTTGAAGTTGCAAATGAGCATCAAAGACCAAAACAAATGGAAATTGATTTCAGTTAGAACTATTGGGGGCTTCGGTCCCCATAGGGGTAACCTGTGCGTGCTTTTTGTGCCGAAACTTCAACCAATACTTACAGTATTGGTTGGTGGTTTTGTGTGAGTAATTGTATATAAGCGAGTTGTTGCTTGTGTATTAAAGTAATTGGTTTTTATATTATAGGAGATATATATGCCAGAACANGTAAACATTGACGANGNTATTCGTCAACAAGCGGTAGNCTACATGCACATATCTGAAGATAANTATTCAGATATAAAGCGAGTAGTTACTAATAGAAATGAAACTCAAGACACTATAGGAGGTGCTAAATGAGTAAGAAAAAAAGTAGCAATGCTACATTTGTAGATCCATCCGATTTCGTAAAAGAAATCGATATAGCAAACGGTGAGACCGGCGAACTAGTCAACGGTCAACACACACCAGAAAATGCTTGGTTGCCAGATACTAATGGTGATCCAGTAGGTTCTGAGAAACGTGCAGAACAGGATCCTGTTCAACTTCCAAACCACTACTACGACAAGTATGGGTTAAACGGCGAAGGCAAACCAATATTTCAAGCTTTCAGAGTCAAAGAGATTATGAAAGTCTTTGCAGATAAAAAGTTATCTCCAGTTGCTTTTGCTACTGACGATGACAAAACTGCATCTAAGCTACAAGAAAAGTATGACTTAGAAGTAGAGTTAGTTGTATCTGGTATCAAGCCTTTGCTTGATATAGACGCACCTACTACTGGTTACAATTATCTTACATTGGCAACCAGAACGTGGGCTGAGTTCGTAAGTATCGCTTACGAGTACAACGAGTCTATGCAACGCGTTAATCCAAAAGACGAGCTACCAACATGGCTCATCGAACGTGAGGCAAAAATGTGGGCACTTGGTCGCAAAGCAAGACTGATTAGAGACGCTATCAAAAGCATCGACAATCTGTTTGGTATTGGTGACCTAGGCGTTCAAGCTATGCGAGTACAGACTGAGGTCGAAAGACGCCAGCAACGCATGGCAGAATGGAATTACAACAACTTAGCTGACGCATCAGTCAAAGTTGCGAGTGATTTGAATGGTGCTACATTGGAACACGCTAAGCAAGTCTTTGCTAACGCTTAATTCCTAATGGGGTGGAGAGTAAATATCGCTCTCCATCGCCCGTTGTTCGTGATACGTTAATCATGAAAGGTTGCTGACCTAACAGCCACGCAGGGATGAAAAGCCCTGCACTTTTTAGACAGGGCCAACGTGCTGGCTTTTTTTGATGTCTTTGAAGTGCAGACATTGTCGAAAGCACTTCACCTTTTTACACTATAGGAGGTGTGCTAATGAATAAAACAGAATATGTATATTTAATCGATCCTTTCAAGAAGGATATAACGCTAGTTCATTTGCCTACTGGCAAGTTAGAACTAGAAACTATTTATGACCTTGTGCAATGTGCCACTATCGATATGTATGGCTTGACACACGACACCGATTTAATTATCGATGACGAAGGGTTGTTTGTAGAGGACCAAAAGTTCTTTGTTATAGAAGACAAAGTATTTGCAGGCCGAGCGTTGATCGTTGGCGCAGCCAATGAAGACGGACATTCAACCACCCCAACATACCCAATGGACTTCTTGCCAGTGGTTTACACTAACGAGCATCCAGAAGTGGGCGTTGCTGAATTTAAAGTAACGTCATGGGAAACAGGCGAATCACCTGTTGATGTACAATTAGTGGAGTAACTTATGAAAATACTAAAAAATATACCAATACCTGTAGCATACAACTGTTTTGAACCATTGCTTAAAATGGAAATAGGAGACTGTGTTGAATTTACAGACAATTATAACTTGAGAGCAGCAACCCGATATTTAAGAAGCAGACACTTTAAAATTAAAACAAAAACAATAAAAAAACATACTTTTGGCGTTTTAGATTTTGAAAATGGGTATTTAGGTAGACTTTGGAGAGTGGAGTAACTTATGTCAGCATGGAGATGTAGTGAATGTGGTTCTAAAGACAATGAACCAACAAAAGTAACAGACGAAACATATGGAAACTTAACAGATTCCGATATATGCATTGAATGCTCAGGAGAAAACGATGACACAACATAAAGATAAAGTACAACAACGAAAAATAGAAATAAACAAAGAAAAACTAAATCAAACAGTTGTTAGTTGGGAATACCAAAAAGGTGCTGACTTACATTTCAGAAAAGTAACCTATGCCAGTGGCAGAGTTGTTACTACTGATTTGGGAAATAAAGAATAGTTGACCAACTCGGGGCCTATGCGCGCGCGATACGTTGTCCTAATCTAAAAGAGCCGAGACATATAGACTGTTCAGATACTATTCTTTACTGGCAACAGGTGTTCAACAACATCTGTCCCCCCATCCTTGAAGTGCGGATGTTGCCAAAAGCACTTCACCTAACATTACTTAATTCCGTACGGAATAGAGGTTGCGTCAAAAAAGACTGACTAGCACGCATTAATTATATAGTCATAAGGGTTTGATTCCCTGAATGAACAATATTCCTCGCTTTTTAACACACAGGAGGTGTGCTTATAATGTATACAATTACACAAGTAAGAGATCTTGTTTTTAAATACAAATGTTCTAATGGTGACACACTAGAAGAAGTTCTTGATTTTTGCGAATCTATTATATTTGATACTAGTTATTCCAAAGAAGAACAACAAGAATATGAATCTCTATATAAATTGTTATTGTTTGGTCGTCTTCGTTTACACAGTAAAAGAATGCAAGATGGAACTAACAACCCTCAAAGTCATTTTGATACCCCTCACCGAGTAGCTAACGATTTTTTTGCTAAATTAAATCAAGCAAACGGACTTATAAAAAACAATAACGATCGCAAATACGCTTATAACAAAAAACGTTACAACTTTTAACACACAGGAGGTGTGCTCATGGAAATAGGTAAAATACACATACAAGTCTCTATAACTCCAGAAGACGTTGTGTGCAAAGAAACCAACTTTGAAATTCTAGGACAAGTAACAGAATACTGTTTAGGTTGGAAACACGATGTGTTAGAAGAAAAAGATTTAACTGCACAACTTGCTACTGTAGTACAAGCTTACAGAGATCATAACGAATTAGAACCCCATGTTCCTTTACGAGTAGGAGTATGGTTTGAAACTCCAATCCCAGAGCCAGTTATAGAATGGAAACCATTTTTTAAACCAGAACTAGAAGTTTTACAAGGAGGTAAAGAGTGAATCAACTAATTAAATGGCGTGCTACTTTTAACTACCAAAACCAACAGGTTACTGTTGAGTTTAAAGCACCCAGTTACAACCCAAACATAAACTACACGCACTTAGCGCGAGTAGAATTTGTACGTATGCTTGCAGACAGGAAGTCGCAAGTGACAATAACTAATGTTGAGCCTATTGAAAGATATGCTTATGAAAATCTATAGGAGGATTTATGCAAAACATTAACCCAAACGATCTCAAAGCCGAGATTAAAGATAACATCCGTATCGGACTTAACACCATGATATGGGGTGGGCCTGGCATCGGTAAATCAGACATACCACAACAAGTGGCTAATGACTTAGATGTACCATTGCTGGACTTTCGTGCCAACTTATTCGACCCAGTCGATGTGCGTGGCATACCTCACATCATGCAAGAACAGGAGACAGGGAAGCGTTACACGCGTTGGGCAGTGCCTGATGTGTTTCCTATTGCATCACGCGATGGCGAAACGGGGATTCTCTTTATAGATGAATTGCCAACTGCACCACCAGCTACACAAAACGCTTTCCTGCAACTCTTGTTGACCAGAGAAATTGGTGACTACAGAATGCCTGATGGCTGGTCTATTGTTGCTGCAGGTAACAGACTAACTGACTCAGCTGCTGTATTCCAAATGCCTAGTCCAGTACGTAATCGTTTATTGCATTACGAACTCGAAGCAAGCATTGATGACTGGGTTGAGTGGGCTTTCAAAGCTGGTATTAACTCAGAAGTTATTGGCTTCTTGCGTTACAGACCTGCGTTACTTAACAGTTTCAAAGCTGACGAGTATGCATTTCCAACACCACGTTCATGGGCGTTTGTTGACAAGAAATTGTCCAATCGACCGTCGACCACTAGCGACGAATCGTTGTTCTTTGGTGTTGCAGCAACAGTCGGCGACGGCCCAGCGGGTGAGTTTATTGCTTACAAACAAATAGCTGACAAGCTTCAGGATGTAGACGCACTCATCAAAGAACCTGGCAGTTACAAGAAAGATGACAACCCAGCTGTCTTGTACGCATTATCAACATCTATTGCCACTCGTGCAAATGATGAAACCCTCGAAAATATTATCAAAGTATGCAACAAACTCCCATCAGAGTTTCAAGTAATACTAATGAAAGGTATTTTTGCAATCAACAAAGAGTTTATTAAGAATCAATTTTGTACTAAATGGATTCAAAATAATCACGGCTTATTATCATAGGAGGTAAACATGAGCACAGTAAGAATGTCAGATCAACTACAGCGTGACATTACGCGTAAAGCAGAGGATATGTACGACAAAGCACATCCTTATCAAGAGTATCCAGAATATCTGGGTAATAAAATATACACTAAGTATCTTAAAGACGACTTAGAATCTCTCAGTTCACACATTTTATCTAATGTACCTGACGAAATCTCTAATCGTAAACTACAAATGAGTGAAGTAACTGATCTTAGTATTAGATCTACTTATTGTATTCACAAAAACCCAACTGATAATCCACAAGATTACGATGGCGAACCAGAGTTTGGTGAGTATCGCTTTGAGTTAAAAGTAATTGGTGGTTACCAAATATTAAAACTATTTAACACAGGCAGTAGTTACAGCGATGACACGCAAGTTGATTTAGTAATCAATACAGACAAAGCTGTACCTGATTGTGAATTAATGGCTCAGTTGTACAGACTAAAACGTGACAACGACAAACGTGCTGACGAACGTAACAACTACAGACGTACAGTTCGCAACACTATTGAGTCTTTTACTACGCTTAATCAAGCACTTAAAGCTTGGCCTGCACTTAAAGATCTTGTTCCACAAGACAAGATAACTAAAGTCTACGAAAAAGTAGAACGCAAAGCTAAGCAACAACAACAGCGAGAAGCTATTGAAGTGCAAGAGCAAGAACTTAACTCAGTTATTTTAACTGCATCATTACTAGGAGATTAATTATGGAAATAGGCCCCCCTAAATATAAACAAGGCGATTACGTACGAGCATGCTTTGGTGGCGGACACGTCAAATGTGTTATCAATGGCGTTAAACGTAACAAACGTGTTGACGCAGCATTACGTGACGGATCTATGAGTCCGTGGTTTCTTAGACATAACCCTAATGGTTGGTACTACCAAGTAGCAAAACATTACGGTACTGGTACAAAAGACATACCTGATCTAAGTAAAGCTCACTGGTCTGATAACTTAAAACTAGTAATCAGTGAAGGTGAAATAATAAAAGCTATACCTGCAGATAGTGATTTTAAAATTAGACATCTTACAACTGGTATGACTGACGAAACAGAACAACTAATACGGAGTAACCGATGAATCAAAACTTTACAAATGCACGTACACAACTTGTGCTTAACCAACCATTCTTTGGCACCCTTTGTCTTCGCCTCAAACCCGTTGAACGTGATGACATGGATACAGGTGCCACAGATGGTGTGCATCTTTTCTATAATCCTAAATGGTTTGACAAATTGCAACCACTAGAACGTATTGGTTTTCTTGCGCACGAAGTTATGCACGTTGTGCTTATGCATATTTTTCGCAGACAAGAACGTCATCCAGAAAAGTGGAACGTAGCTTGTGACTATGCAGAAAATTATTTACTCAAGCAAGCTAACTTTATATTACCTAAAGGTGCATTGCTTGACGAACAGTACAACGACATGAGTGCAGAAGAAATCTACAACTTGCTTCCTGAACCTGACAAAGGTTGGGATTCAATATCTGTAGACTTTGGTGGTTGCGGTGGCGTGCTTGATCATCCTGGTACCGACGACGGTACTATAGGTAAATCAAAAGCAGAACTTAATGTTGCAATTAATCAAGCAGCAGAAAGTGCACGCAAAGCTGGCAAGCTACCTGGCAGCTTAGAATCTATACTTGGTGAGATTGCTGACCCTAAAGTATGTTGGAAACAAGTACTTGCTAGATTCTTGCGTTCTAATAACAGTGCTGACTTTAGTTGGCAAAAACCAAACCGTAGATTTATTGCTGGCGGTTTGTATTTACCTTCTATGTACAACCCATGTATCGATGAAATTGCCGTTGTGTCTGACACATCATGTTCTAGAACTGACGAAGAACTAAATCAAGATCTTGCAGAAATTTCTTCTATTATTCTTGATGTTAATCCTAACAAAGTTCATTTTGTAGAAGTTGACACTGAAGTACAAAATTATACTGAATACACGCGCGAGTCTCTTCCCTTAAAAATGTCAATGATTGGTAGAGGTGGTACTGCATTTTCACCTGGCGTTGAGTACATAAACGAACACTATCCAAATGTTAGTGCTTTGATCTATCTTACAGATCTTGGCTCTAATGACTTTGGAGAGCGACCAAGTTATCCGGTCTTGTGGATAACAACACACGAAGGAGAAGCACCTTATGGTGAAATCATCAAAATTTAAACAGACTATCAAAGACTTTGGTGTGTCTGTTTTGACTGGCGGTGCAGTGTTGCTTGGCTTACTAGCTATCGCAACATCTATGCATCATTTTCTAATGTTAGTTGCAATCTCAGTATCTCTGGGCGCAGTTATATTTTTAATATGGAGGTTACTAGATGTCTAGTACTGTAATCACGAGCATTACCACAGCTATGTGGATCATGATCGAGTTAATTCAATTTGCCTACATGGCATATCTTATGTGGAGGGACAGAGACAATGTTATTGATAGGCATAATCAGCGCGCTCGGACTGCTTTTGCTTGCGCTTAAAGCAGGCGGGCGTAAAACAATTGGTAATGACATTTTTATAGATGTCATTATAACAGTTACCCTTATGGTTTGTTTTTATGGCACTTACAGTGGCATGACTGCAGCTATGGTTGGTGGCTTAACCGCATCCATTATTCTTTTTATTCTTAAAAAGACTATGGTGCATGAAAAACTAACTGTTACAAAACAACCTAAAAAAGTTTTTAACAAGTTTGTAATTAATACTCCCACAATTAAGTGGCAAGAAATACAACCAACCTGGAGAAAATAATATGGCTAGTGTAAGAATGAGTGGTGATTTGCGAAATGAAATTTATCAAAATTTTAAAAAACAAATCTATAAAGTGTATGCGAACAACAGTGGTCTTCAAGACTATTTACAATCTGTTGCAAAGTCTTTTCATTCAGTTCAAGAAACTGAACTAATGAAAGATTATATGGATTTACATGAACGTTTGTTTAGGTTTAAGCATCCTAAATATAAACATGAAGAATTTTCTCCTAGAAAATATTTTGGTAGTTACAACGGACCTAAAGATTTTAATCAAATAAAAGAAATGCATTTTGTTATTAATCCAAATCGGCCAGACCAAGAGTCCTTAACTTTTATGAATGGCAGTAATTGGCATGATCAATATACAGATCGTTACGATAGCAAAAGCCACCCAGCAAGTGATAATTATGTAGATGGTGATCACGCTTTAACACTAAAGTTAGATGAACCTATTCAACTTATACAAAATCATTCTGCAGATAAAATGTGGTCTGCTGAAAATAATGTTAAACAATATACAAATCCTATAATTGTTTCTTCT